TGATTTGCTTAAATGCAATGATCTCAACTATCGATTAGTTATCGCCGAATCCTCTGGCGTTAAGAATTGGTGTGGTAAAGCTCGTGCTTCCACATCTGAAGTTGTTTCTGGTGAATCTGGTTATATCCTCACTAAAGCCTTTAAATACCAAGCCGCAACCGTTCCTGGTAATTGTGGCGCTCTTTTCACCTTGATTAACAATCATCTTGGAAATCGTCGCATATGCGGTATGCATTCAGCCGGTTCCTCCTCCACCGGTATGGGCCTTTCTAGCGTCATTACCCAAGAAGACGTTCTTAAAGCCCTTGAAGGCACTAATATCATTGAATCTGAATTTGAAAGTGATATTTTCCCACAAGCCCCAGATGTTATACTTGGTGGTCAGTTTACTCCTCTTTATCATTCTGACCTAAAAGTATCTTCTGGTTCTATGACTCACATCATTAAATCCGAATTACATGGTATGTGGGGCGCCGCTCTCACGGCCCCCGCTCGCCTTTCCCCCTTTGTTACCCCCCTTGGCGAGACTGTTGATCCCCGCAACAACGCCATGGCCACCTATTGTCCCCCCTTTAAATACATTGATCCTACCATCTTTGCTGAAATTTCTTTGGCTGTTGGTGATCATCTCGAACATGTTTCCAAAATTCATGTTCCTCGAGATGTTCTTACAGCTGAAGAAGCTATAATTGGTTTGGAAAATGACCCTGACTTTAATGCCATTTCCCGATCCACGAGCGCTGGTTTCCCATACAACGCTCAAGGTAGTAAACTTCCTGGTAAAACAGAGTTCTTTGGTTCTGGCGAAAGCTATGACCTAACTACTCCTAAAGCCGTCGAACTCTTGAAAGAAGTTGAAGGTATCGTCAATGATGCCCGAAATTCCAAAAGACGTTTGCACGTTTATACCGACTGTTTAAAAGATGAACGCAGGAAAATTGAAAAAGTTTCCCGCGGTGCTACCCGTCTTTTCTCCGCTTGTCCCCTCCCCCTCCTTATTGTCACCCGTATGTACTTTGGTTCCTTTGTAAAATGGGCCCAAGTAAATCGCATTGAAAATGGTTTCGCCGTAGGCGTTAATCC